TTCCTCGGCGAAGACCTGCTCCTTGATCTTGTCGTCGGTGTAGTAGTCCTGGAGTACTGCTTCGTAATCGGTCGCGTTGTGTGCCACGGTTGTGCTCCTGCGTTGGGAGCACCGCGGCCATCACCGGCGAGATGAGACGCCTAGGGCTTGAGATGTCGGAGCGCCCATTGCTTGCGCTCCTCGTTGCTCTTGAACTTCGGCGGCTCTTGCTTCGTGGGTGCTGGCTTCTTTGCCGGCGGCGTTGCGGGGGCAACGCTTGCGTCTGCGGTCGTGAGGGTTCGCGCCCCGTGGCTTTGGCGCTGATCTTTGCTCGCACTCGTGACCGCGGTCGCCGTTTCCGGCTTGGCGGTGCTGGGTGGGGAAGTGGGTTTTGCCTTGCCGACCTTGTCGACGAGGGCTTGGTAGTGGGCTTCGACGAGCTGGGCCGCTGCTGCGATGTTCGCGTCGTCGTCTGCGGTGAGTGCGATGCGACCTGTTTTGCTCTCGCGCTCGAGCACCTTCCAGAGCAGGGTCTCGGGCTTCTCGCCGTCGAACACCTCTGCCAGTTGGGTCAAGAGCGGGTAGTCGTTCGCCTTCGACTGCAGCCGTGGTGCGATGTACGCCGCCGCGGCTTCGGCCTTCTTGGCGTCAGCGTCCTGCTGACCCTCGTTGGCCTTTCGCTGCTCCTCAGCCGTCCGCTGTCGTTTCTCGCGATCCCAGAGTTGCCGGGTTCGAGCGGCTTCGCGCTTGGCTTGGTGTGCAGGATCAGGGGTAACACCGATCTCCTTGGCGCTCAAGTCCAAGTAGAGATCGCGCAGCTCTTGCTCGACCTTCGGGTCGTCGACCTTCTCGACGCCGAGCGCGGCGGCGATGTAGTGACGCAACCCGGCGATCGGGTCCTCGAGATAGGTCGACTCGGCGGCGTCGAGGAGCTCGGACCTGGGCGCGACACGGGGCGCCTTACGTGCGGCCTCGAGCTCGGCGACGAGTGCGCGATTCGCGGCCTCAAAGCGGTCGCGCTCGGCCTTGAGCGTCACGGCCATGTCGACAGCTGGCTTCTCGGGCTCGGCGGGCTTCTCGGTTTCCTCCGTCGTCTCGTTCTCGGCGACCAGCGCCGGCTCCTCGGTCGGCTGCTCCTCGACCGGATCCTCCTCGCCTGTCGGCTCGTCCTCGGTCGGCTTCTTCCCGAGCGCGTCGATCTTCGCGAGCACGCTCTCCGGGATTGCGCGCTCGCGGTGCTCCGAGAACGAGTCGCCCTCGCCGCGCGCGACGACGTCTCCCTCCTCGAGGGTCTCCTGGGCAACGCGTCCCGCCGAGAACCCACGCGCGGGCGCGTCCTCGGTCTTGCTCACAACGCTGTCGACGAATTCGCTCATGCTGTCCTTACGCCGCGAGAGGCGGCATCATCTCGGGCGGCATCGCGCCGCCGCTCATGGGTGGCACGGTCTGCCCGATGCCGGGAACCATGCCGGGGCCTGCGCCTGCTGCTGCGGCGGCCATCGCCGGGTCAACCGGCGGCGCCTCTGCGGCCTTCTTCTTCCCGATCGCGTCCTCGACGAGCGAGAGGTACTGCAGATAGCGCTCGATCACCTCGGACGGCGCGTTCTCGGCCTCGGCGTTGTTGAGGTACGCCGTGCACATCGTGAGCTCGAGATCGAGATCGTTGTACGGAGCCGGGCCCGGCATCGGCTTGTCCGGATCCGCGCACGTCTCCATCTTGCGCTCGCAGTTGTAGAAGGCGGCCAACGTGATCTTGTTCGCGCGCTGGAGGTCGGGCTCGTCGAATAGCGCCGCCGAGAGCCACTGCGGAATCACGCCGGCCTGCGCGAGCCGGCCGACCGCCGACAGCTTGCCCGCGCGCGTGTCGGGGATGAAGTTCACGGCCTCTAGCTGCAGGCGGTAGTCGTCGCTCTCGAGCGAGACCTTGTCGTGCTCGAGCTTCTCGATGGCATCGCGACCAAGCCAGCCCGAGACGTACGGCTTGCGCTTCTCGTCCTTGCCCTCGGCGCGCTTGCGAGCCACGCGCTTGCTCGCGTCGATGTAGAGCTGCGCGGCCTCGAGGCGATACTCGGCGTACTGTGCCTCTTCCATCGCGAACCGCTCGCTCTCGATGTCGTACTGCGTATCGAGGGCAACGCCCGACGCGCCAGCGCCCAGCGACGACCGCGATGCAGCGGCGGCTTGCGACACGCCGGGGAGCTCGAACATCTGCTGCAGGAAGAACTGCAGCATCGAGAGCTGCGCCGGGTTGATCGGCGTCGGCGCGGTCCACGTCGGCGGCTGCTGCCCCTTGTACTTGAGGACGAACGGCTGCAGTCCGGTGAGCAGCTCGGCAGGGACAGCGTTCGCCTCCTGCATTACGTAGTGCCCGCGCCCCGTCGCCTGCAGGTTCATCTGCATGTCGCGCACGATGCAGTTGACGCGGTGCTGCAGATCCTTGAGGTCGAAGATCAGCCCGCGTCCCCACACGCCGCGCTGCGGCTTCTGGTAGCGGTACATCGCGATCGGGAACCGCTCCTCGTGCCACTGCTCGCTGACCAGGGTCGCGCCGTCGATGCACAGCACGCGGCGGCCGTCCTCATTGCGCGGCAGATGCCACGCCTCGTAGGCGTCGACGTAGTCGTCGAGATCCAGCGTCGTTGCTAGGTCGTCGTCGAGGTTCTCTTGCGGACGCTGTTGACTCGGTGGTGCGTTGAAGATGGCGCCCGCGTGCTCCGGGAACATCTCGGCGAGGTGTGCGCGAGCGTAGCGGCGAATCAGGATGGCCTGCTGCGGCTTGCCGTAGCGGCACTCGCGCGGGTCGAGCAGCAGCTCCTCGCGGAGCACGCGCTCGGCAAACACCTTGTCACCGTCGCCCGTGTCGTCGATGCGCGTGAGCCCGGTGCCGATGATCGCGCCGTCGCGCAGCGCCTCCTTCGAGCGCGCGTCGAAGTCGGTCTGCATCATCTCGCCGACGATGAACTTGCGATACTGCTTCGCCTTGCGCTTGAGCGACCAGTCGGCATCGTCGACGACGAACGACGGCATCGGCCGTTGCTTCGAGAGCCGCGAGACGACCGTGTTGACCACGGCCTTGGATGCGTTCAGGCGAGCAGCCGAGAGTCCGCGCGCCTGGAGCGCCTGGATCGCGCTCGCGTAGCGGCGCAACTCGGCGCCGTCGTAGATGCGCTCGTGCACGCGGTCGCGTGCGTGCGCCGACGCGTAGAGCCCGCGCAACGCCGTGCCGTACTCGACGAGCTTGTCGTGCACGGGCTCGCCCACCTTGGCGCGATACCAGAACTGAGACCCCTGCCATCGGGGGTCCACTGGAGTGGTAGGCTTGGATACGCGCTTGGCCATGGTCGGAAGACCGGCGCCCGCGCGTTGCTCCTGGGCGAAGTGACTGTGAGGTGGAGAGTAGTGGAACTAGGGAGCGGGATCAACACTGCCGATCGTCGCGAACCCGCCCATGAGCACGGTGAGCTGCCCCTCGACGGCGATCCACGCGCTCGGCTTGCCGTCGTCCTCGTCGGCGGTCGCCTTGGGCTTGTAGACGGTCTCGGCGAGCGTGGCGATCTGGACATCGCGCACCGCGATCTCCCAGCTGCCATCTTCGGGCGAGACGCACCACATGAGCGGCGCCGCGCCGTGGCGGTTGAAGTAGATGCGGAACTTGCCGGTGGTGGTCATCACTAACCCACCGTCCCATCCACAGGCTCGTCCGTCTCGATGAGCCCGTACTCGGCATCGATCCCCATGTCCGGCGCTGCCTTGGCCTCGATGCCCTCGTTCTTGGCCTGGCGCAGGTCGGCGATCTGCACCGTGACCGCGCCGACGCGCACAACCGGGCCGACGCGGAAACCCTTCTCGCGCCCCCAGAGCAGGAGGCGCATCACGTCGTCGACGTCGCGATCGCCGGGCGCGGCTGGCGCCGGCATTTCGTCGGAGGTGTCGAAGGTGGGCGGTTTCTTACGGGCCATTGTCGTCTCCCATGAGTACGTTTTCGGTGTAGGTCGTCACGGCTCGTCGTCCTCCAAGATCTCACGCATCGCGCGCGCTCGGAACCCAGCAATCGCCTTGGCCGTGGACTCGGTCGTGTCATCGCTGTCCCTGAACGAGAACAACAGCACGGCGCCGTCGCTGCCCTTGCGGTCGTAGATGTCGCGCCAGTAGCCGCCGTTCGCGCTTCGTCGAGGCATTATGATGGACCTGCCGCAATGTCCGCGAGCGGACATTGTCTGCCCGTCGTGCGGGCCGCCTACGAGACGTATGCTCGTCGGTCCGTCCTCGGTCTTACCGTCTACCATGCATATCCTCCATCCAAGTCGAGCTCGCCGCTAGCCGCTAGCGCAGCGCGCAACTCCTCGACGCGATCGATCTGCTCCTCGTACTTGTCCGCCTGCCGCTCGTCGGCCTCGCGCGTGTCTTTGGGCGCGTCACGGAACCGATGATGCGAGAGGTATCGGAACGCGTACAGCGCCGCGTCGCTGCAGTCCGAGCCGGGCACCGTGCCATCCGCGATGCGCCGGTACTCGTCATCCTTGCGCGTCTTGCCCGGCTTCGTCGGCAGGTAGACGAGGTGACGGTGCTCGTGCAGCAGCGGCGAGTCCTCGCGGTAGTGAATGAGCCCCTTGCGGATGTCGCCGGCCATCAGCTCCTGCCACGTATTTTTGGCGCTCTTGTCCGCGTCGTCGATGGGCAGCGAGAACCGCGAGCGCCACGCCTCGAGGTCGGCAGACTTCTGTCCGGCCGGATCGCCGACGAGCGCCACGATGTTGTCCGTGCAGCTCCAGAGCAGCTCGATGTACTTCCGCTGATCGTCGGGAAGTACCTTCATCTGCTTCCACGCGCACATCTCGTAGACGTCGGGCAGGTCGAACGTGAACGCCCACATGGTCAGCGCAAACGCGGTCTGCGCCCAGCCGAAGTCAGCGCCGATCGCGAACATCCACTCGTAGGCGCGGCCACGCGGATTCTTGGGCAGGTCGCGCAGTGACAGCTGATGATCGTACCAAGGCGCGTGCGTCGGGTCGATGGGGTTGTCCTGCAGCCGACGCGGCGCGAACACGAGCTGGTGCTTCGGCACCGCATGCACCGGGTAGACGTAGCGCGCATCGGTCTTGACCCAGCGCCCAAGCCACTCGCGGATGAAGTCGGGCTCGTCGCCCTTCCAGCCCTTCTTGCGCATGGCGTCGCCGGCCGTGCGATCCCAGCGGACCTTGACCGCCTCTTCCTCGGCGTCCGCCTCGGTGGCGTACGGTCCCGAGCGCGCCTTGGTGTTGTCCTCGACGTAGTAGACGCCGGTCGAATCCGTGACGACGTGGCCGAAGTACGGGTTGTCGACGACGGCGATCGTGTGGACTTCCCAGCCGGGCAGCCGCGGATCGCCGTCCTCCTCGTTCTTCGTGATCTCGTAGAAGAAGCCGGCGCAGTCCTGGCCCGGCGTCCCCGAGAGCCAGCACTCGCCCTGGAAGTCAGCGAGCGACGCGATAATCACCGCGTCGTAGAACTTCTGCAGGTGCGGGAAGTCCTGCGCCTCGTCGATCCAGTAGACGTGCTTCGCCTTGCCGCGCTCCTTGCGCAACGCGCGCTCGGAGTCCATGCCGAACAGCTTGATCTGCGAGCCGTTGCTGAAGTTCAACGCAGTCTCGGCGTCACGCACCTCGACGACGACGCCGCCGAGCACCCACGCCTCGAGCGTCGGATGGTCGTACGACTCGCCCTCAGCGCGCAGGACGTCGAGGAAGCCCGACTGCGTATCGTTGACCCACGCGCGGTCGCGCGCCTCTTGTCGCGTCGTGGCCATGTACATCGCGCGATGACCGGCGCGCTCGATGCTGCGCGCCAGTAGCTCGCGACACCCGCCGGCCGTTGCGCCTGCGCGCCGCGTCTTGCTGGTCGCCTTGCACTTCGCGAAGCTCGTGTAGTACGCGCGCTGCTTCGGGTACATGAACGCCCGCAGCTTCGCGGCCATCGCATCGGCGAGTTCCTGCCGCGCTTGGACAGCCGCATCCGGCGGTCGCCGAGCGGCGAGCGTGTCGAGGTAGCCGACGAGCGCGGGATGGATACTCATGACGACAGCGGCGACGAGGGCCGCGAGAGGTGTCACCGGGGAGGCTCGGTGACGGGGCGATCTTGGGCTGCGAGCGCGCTCGCGATCTCTTGGCGGATCTCTCCTGTGTCATAGGAGAGCGCGTTCCCGTTGATGACCTTCATCAGCAGGAGCATCGAGCGAACCCATACCGTTGGCGGAATGCTATCGAGACGGGCGAACGCGGCCGGCCAGTCTCCACTGGCTGTCGCCTGACAGATGAATGCGACAACGCCGCGCGCATTCAGTTCGCCGTCCGTGCTCACTTCCGCGTCTCCTTGGCCACCTGTCTCGGCGCCTCAGCCTTCCCCGCTGGATCCCACTTCGTCACGCCGTCGAAGCCGTCGCCCTCGGCGAACTCCCACACGAGGCCGCATTGCGAGCGCGAGATCTCGAACACGACGCGCTCGGTGCCGACCGGCGGCGAGTTGGGCCGCCAACCCGGCGGCGAGCACAGGAACACCGACGGGCCGCGCACCGAGGCGGTCCAGTCGCGCAGCGAATCCTCTCCGGGCTTGAGCACAGCACCCGCGTTCGCGCGGATGCCCGGGATCGGGATGGTCTGCGTCGGGATGATTGAGATGAGTTTCACTTGCTCCACTCCTGATAATGGATGTACGTCGCGATCGTGCCGCGGTCGCGCAGCCAGTCGACGAGCACGGCGTCGAGCCCCCGTCCTCGTCCATCGTCGGCGCTGCGTCGACGACGCGGGCCGTGAAACGTGTACACGATGCGCTTGCCGAGCTGAGCCGCCTCGACGAGCGCGGACATCACGCCGCGCCGACGACAACGCTCGCCGTCGAGGTCGAAGCGCGTGTGTATCCAGTGCAGCGTGTTGATGCTGCGACCCGGTGACATACACAGCCAGCCGATGATGCGGCCGTCGGGAACGTAAGCGCCGATCAGCCGCGCCTCGTCGACGAGCTTGGCCACCGTCGCTCCCGCGGTCTGCTTGTAGATCGACCACGGCATGCGCTCGTAGGCCGGGGCGTCCTTCATTCCCTCGCGCCACGTCGAGCGCACGTAGCCGTGATCCTCGTAGGCCATCGGGCGGATGGAGATGGTGAGCGAGGGCGCCGCCGTGGACGTGACTGACTCGAGGTTCATCGGCTTCGGTCCTCGTCGCCGGGGTCGTGCTCGGTGTTGTAGAAGGCAAGGCGATTGCCACGCGCGACGGGCAAGGCGACATGCTCGAAGGTCAACGCCCACGCGCGTTCACCGACACACGGGCAGCCAATGATCTTGGCGCCGAACACGCTGATTGAGTCGACGGCAATGCGACCGCAGAGCGGACAGGTCTCCGTCACAACCACCTCCAGCGCAGCCATGACCAGCGCTCCGTCCGCATCGTGATGGTCCCTTGCTTGTGGTCGATGGCGGCGACGGTCATGCGCGGACGAAACCAGCGCGTCCACCAGCGCAGCCGATCGCGTAAGCGGTCGCGCCAGGTCTCACGGCGAAAGCCGTCACGCGTAAGGCGCAGCGGCGTGCCACATACGAAGTTGTAGGTATCGCTCGCGTTTGCGAGCGTGATGACTGGCCTGTCTTCGCTCACAGCGCCCTGCCTCGCTGCTCATCGCTGAGCGTCAGCAGCAGGTCGCAGAGGGCCATGCCGTCTTTGTCGCCGTGCTCACGCGCGTACGTGTGGCACCACTCAACACTCTCGCGATCGGTGTTGCCGTCGTCGAGCACGACGTGCAGCGAGCCACCAGAGCCGTTGCCCGGCATCGCGTAGAACTTCTCGACGAGATGATCGACGGCGCCGAGGTAGAACTCGGGCGCGAGCTGCTTCTGCCGCTTCTGGAGCGACTTGCACAGGGCCCAGAACGGAGCCGGCGGCTCGGGCGCATCCGCCGGCTCCACGGGTGAGATGACCGCAAGCAACGCAGGCTTCACGCTCGCCCACGAGCGGAGCTTGACGTTGATGCCGTCGTCGTCGGTCACTGCGCCCAACTCCTCACCTCGTCGTTTGTGATGGGACCTTTTGCTTCGAGCGCTTGCCGCGCGCGGTCGCGGCAGTAGTGCGACGAGCACGTGGTCAGCGCTCGCTTGGGTCGATGCGCGCCGAACGAGACGACCGTAGTGAACGCGACAAGAAATCCGTACAGCGCCGCGCAGACTGGACATCGTGGTTGCGGCCCGTCCATCAACAGCTCGCTCCAATCACGAGAACGCGCGCGGTCCTTCACGGCGCCTTCCCTCCAACGATCTGCGTCCCTCGCCTGCTCGCCTTGATCTCCTCTTGCCGCTGCTTCCACGCAGCGACCGCGGCCTCGGCAATGTCCGCGCCCA